AGGAAAGGAAGCGGCTGATTGCTGACCCCCATGTGATGATGGTATTCACTTCGCCATCTGGCAATGGCTTAAAAGCTGTCATCAGAATACCGAAGTCGGACAAGGTAGAGCACAAGCGCAGATTCACTGCATTCGGCAAGTACTTCCAGAGTGAATACTTCGACACAAAGAACAGCAACGTGAGTCGGGTGTGCTTTGAATCCTTTGACCCTGACATCTACTTCAATGAGTTCTGCCAGGTATTTGAAGGCATCGAGCAAGACCAAGGCTTCAGCTACACCGAGCGCACTCCCATCTGCATTCTATCCGATGAGGACAAAATCATCAGCTTGATTGAACGATTCGACCATGGATGTCAATTCGAGGAGGGCAGTCGCAATGAATTCGTGTTTAAATTAGCAGCAGTTCTCTGCGAGTATGGCATTGGGAAGGATACGGCAGAACAGTACATCTGGACAAAGTATGCTCAAGGCTCCAGCTTCAGCGAGCAAGAGATGGTCACAACCATTCGCTCGGCTTACAAAAAAGCCTCATACGGCATCAAATACTTTGAGGACAAGGATACATTCCAAAGAGTACGTCAAAAGCTCAAGAGCGGCATCGCAGACGATGACATCAAGAAACAACTGAATGTGCGAGAGGATGTCATTGAGGATATCAAAAAAGAGATTCAGACTGGTGATGATATCTTTTGGTCAGTAAATGAGAAAGGCACGATCACAATCAAGCCATCCAACTACTCTGAATTCCTGGTCAAGAACGGATTCAATAAGTACTATCCAGAAAATGCCGAGAAGCCAACCTTTGTGAGAGTCAAAGAAAACAAGGTCAAGATATCATCGGCTGAACAAATCAAGGACTTTGTGCTGAACTATCTGCAAAGCAAGGGTGAGATGGATGTATGGAACTACTGCTCCAGGAATGCGTTTCTATTCAATGAGAACTTCATAAATATGATTGATAGCATCAACATACTGATGCTTCAGGATAGCAAGAGCTCCTCATATATCCCATTCAAGAATGGAGTGGCAAAGATATCCAAGAATAAAGTGGAGCTAAAGAGCTACATCGATGTGGATGGCTACATTTGGGAGAATCAAATCATTGAGCGAGATTTCACGCTGCTGGATGACTGCACCAATGATTTTCAAGATTTCGTCAGCAAGGTATCGGCAGATGATAGAGGCAGAATCAATGCGCTTGAGACAACGCTCGGCTACTTAATGCACACCTTTAAGGACAAGACAGACCAGAAAGCAATCATCTTCAATGACCAAGAAATCGATGACAACCCGAATGGTGGGTCAGGCAAGTCACTCATGCTGGCAGCACTCGGCAATCTTCGCAGAGTTGTCAAGATAGATGGCAAGAGCTTCAATCCATCGAAGTCTGATTTCGTTTATCAGCGAGTAAACCTGGATACGCAGATTCTGGCATTCGATGATGTGCGTAAAGCATTCGACTTCGAGCAGCTATTCAGCCTCATCACAGAAGGAATCACCGTCAACAGAAAGAATAAGGATGAGATATTTATCCCATTCAACCGCTCACCAAAGATTGTCATCACCACCAACTATGTCATCAGTGGTGCTGGCAGCTCTCATGATCGCAGAAGGCATGAGCTGGAGTTCTATCAGTACTTCCATAGCAAGCGCAGCCCACTCGATGAGTATGGTCGGCTCTTATTCGACTCCTGGACCGATGAAGATTGGTTGAAGTTCGACAACTACATGGTCAAGAACCTTCAGAAGTACCTCACCAATGGATTAATGAAATCCATTAGCATCAACGCAGATGCCAAGCGACTCATTCAGGCAACGTGCAAGGACTTCTTTGATTGGGTGGAGGAAGGCAACCTCGCTCTCGATGTGTACCACTACAACGGCAGCAAGATTCAAGAATTTACCTCCGAGTTCACTTCATTCAAGGAGCTCGAGCCACGCAGATTCCTCAAATGGGTGCAATCGTATGCTGACTATAAAGGTTACAACATCACCAAAGGACGCAATCACAACGGCAGATACTTCATTCTCGATTCGGGAACTCCCAAACCGACTCAAGAATCTGATGATATTTGGGATGAACTTAACGAACAAGCGAAGCAATAATCATGGGACAAAAACGAAATTTACCAACTCAAAAAAATATCATAAAACATTGGAATAATACATATGAAACTGATTTTGAAGAAGGTTATTGTTGGGGATGTGGATTTAACGCAAGATTAGAGAGATGTCATATTTATGATAGATATAAATCAAATGATGATTCAGAAGATAATTTAGTGATTTTATGTAAATTTTGCCATAATCATTTACAAGAGACTCAATGCCTAACAGAAAAAGGAAGGGAACAATTTAAAAAATCTATCATTGAAGGCATTCCTTATATGAGTATTGTTATGTCTTGGAGATTAGAAGCATTAAAAAAAGGAGTTTATTCAGAAATTTTAACAATAAACCCATTCAACAAATGACACGACAACACCGACAAATCCTAAAAGACCTTCAATTGAAGCACAAGATGGAAAAGTATCCAACCATCCCACCACACCTCATCGCCCTGGACCAATGGAATGACAACTCAGCCAATGCACTGACCAAGTCAATCATCGCCTTCCTTCAGTTCAGTGGATGCCAAGCGGAGAGAATCAATACCATGGGAGTCTATCGCAAAAAATACCGCACAGATGGAGTTGCCATCGGTGGTCAGTGGACCAAGGGAACCGGCACACCAGGCTCGGCAGATATATCCGCAACGATCAAGGGCCGCTCAGTCAAGATTGAGGTCAAGTATGGCAAGGATAGGCAGTCAGATGCACAGAAAGCATACCAGAAAGCCATCGAGGAAGCTGGTGGTGTGTATGTTATTGCAAAAGATTTTGAAGGATTCTTGAAATTTTATGAGCAATTTTGTGAATCAATCAAATAAATCAGTATATTTACAATTCAAAACAACAAAAAAACGATTATGACTACAAAGAAAGCGGAGGCTACACTCGCAGAGCCAATGAACATTTGGCAAAAATTACACGCTGCCAAGCAGCAAATCGGAAAGGTTGCAAAGAATGCAACGAATCCTCATTTCAAAAAAAGCTATGCTGACATCAATGCGCTGCTCACAACGGTGGAGCCTATCCTCCACGAGCATGGACTGCTACTCTTGCAGCCAGTGGTGGGCAATGATGTGGTGACTCGTATCATCGACATCGACTCTGGTGAGGTCATCGAATCATTCATGAGCCTTCCAGTCATCACAGACCCACAAAAGGTGCTCGCTGCTGTCACTTACTTCCGTAGAGGTACATTGCAGTCACTGCTATCACTTCAAGCCGTTGACGATGATGGCAACACAGCGGCTGCTGCGCCTCAAGGAAAGCCAACAATCAATGCAGAGCGATTCAAATCAGCACTCGAAGCAATCGAAGCTGGCAAGTACACAGCAGAACAGTTGACTTCCAACTATGCACTCACTGAAGTACAACTCAAAGCTCTCGCACTATGAAATGGCATCCATCGCAAATCGGTAAGCTGATGACCAATGGCAGAGCCAAGGACAGCATCGGAGAGACAGCCAAGAGCTACATCAAGCAGTGTGCAAAGGAGGATTTCTATAACTACACCACAGAACTCAACAACAAATATATCTGGAAGGGTAGAGAGCAAGAGCTGGAATCAATCAACCTCATCAACTCGGTGAGATTCACTGACTATGTCAAGAATGAAGTGACCATCGAGAATGACTATCTCATCGGCACAGCTGATATCGTCATCGAGCAGCGAGTCATTGACGTCAAAACATCATGGTCCCTGGATACATTCCCGGCACTTGTGGAAGATGCAGTCAATCCACTCTATGAATGGCAGCTCAGAGCATACATGATGCTATATGATAAGCCATGTGCTGAGCTCATCTACTGCATGGTGACTACCTGGGATGAATTCCTCAACGAATACGAGAATCTCCAGCTCCACCGAGTCGACCACATCAATCCTGAGAAGCGCATCACAGCTCTCTGGTACGACAGAGATGAGGACATCGAGGCTAAGATGGTTGCTCGCCTTAAAGAAGCATCCGAATTATATCACGAGTACTATGAACAATTAAACAATAAGTAAAATGGAAGAGCTAAAAGCAAAAGGCACCATTCACCATCTCGGTGAAGCCAAACAAGTGAGTGAGAAGATGAACATCAGAGAGTTCGTGCTCTCAATCGGTGACAAGTATCCGCAGCTGGTACAATTTCAAGCTGTCAATGAGCGAGTGATGTTCCTTGACAATGCAACACCAGGTATGGAATGTGAGGTCAAGTTCGACTTGAGAGGTCGTGAGTACAATGGCAAGTATTATGTCAGCCTCAATGCTTGGGATATCCGCATCGCAAAACCAGCAGCAGCACCATCAAAACCAATCACAGATGAAATCGATGACGATTTACCTTTCTGATGGCGAGAACATTCGGGACTTCATCTACAAAGAGTTGAGGTCCCGACTCTCAAGTCGATACAAGATGACTCACTTGGCTGAAGATATGAATCTCAACTACTACACATTGACCAGATTCATGAAAGGCAATGGGGTGGGCGATGAGTTCTACATTCAAGCATTCAACTTCCTAATGAAATGAAGTATTTCATCGCATACATAGGCACCAAAAATGACAACCTCGATAGCTTGGTTGCAAGGGTGCACGACTTATTCAACATGATGCCAGGTGTCAACACTTGCATCGTGCTCACCTTCTCGGATGAAGTACACATCTCGGAAGTGACTCCAGAGGAATTCTATGAACAATGGTCAAGCCTTAACTAATGAAACAGCAAATACAAGACCCAATAGTTATCAAGGTGCTGGCAAAGTATTATGAGCGCAGCCAGCTCGGGATTCAGAAATATGGGCGCACTTTAGATCGTGATGACTTGAGCCTCACCGATTGGCTGAATCACCTCCAGGAAGAGCTGATGGATGCCACGCTGTACATTGAGAAGCTGAAGGCAGATGTCAAGTTTATTGAGCAAAAAACTGGACAAGGATAAGGGGTAAAAATTGCCACATAACTTAAAACGAAATGTAAAACAAATGCCGTAGACGTACGGAACGTAGCCT